CTAAAGATGGAGGTGGACACCATACTCTACATACACATTGGAATGGACATATGTCAGGTTTTTATTTTTTAAAAGCTAGTGACAAAACATCTATGCCTTTGTTTGAAGATCCAAGAGCAGGTAATTTGATGAATCTTTTACCTGAATTAGATAAAACAAAAGTAACTTATGCCAGTTCAGCTGTGCATTATAAAGTTCAACCAGGTCGAATAATATTCTTTCCATCATACATGCCACATCAATACATTGTTGATATGGGTGTTGAACCGTTTAGATTTATTCATTTTAACTGTCAAGCAATACCAAAAGGAGTATTAAATGTCATTCAAGAAAAATAAATACAAAGTATTAAAAGCAGCAATATCACCAGAATTAGCAGAGTTTGTCTATACTTACTTTTTAAACAAAAGAACATCTGCAAGATTTTTATTTGATCAAAAATACTTGTCACCATTTAACACAGAGTACGGTGTATGGAATGATGAACAGGTTCCTAATACTTATTCACATTATGGTGATATGGTAATGGAAACATTACTTGGTCAATTAAATGACAAAATGAATAAAGAAACTTCACTAAAGTTAAGTCCTACTTATTCCTATGCAAGAATTTATAAAAAAGGAGATGTCCTAGTTAGACACAAAGATAGGTATTCATGTGAAGTATCTACTACGTTAAACCTAGGTGGTGAGTCATGGCCCATATATTTAGATTCAACAGGAAAAACAGGTCAAGCTGGTGTTAAAGTAAATCTTGAGCCAGGTGACATGTTAATTTATTCTGGTTGTGATTTAGAACATTGGCGAGAACCTTTTGAAGGTAAAGATTGTGCACAAGTATTTTTACATTACAATAATTTAAAAGGCAAAGATGCTAAACAAAATTTATATGACAAGCGTCCTATGTTAGGTTTACCTGCATATTTTAAAGGCTTTACAGTTCCTAAAAAATAATATATACAATAAGCTTGCGGAGGGATGATCCACCACAGATTCCCTCTGCTTTAAAACCTATTGAAATCACTTACAATCTGATATAGTACCTAGTAAACAGGTTTTTATATGCTACAAAAAATAGGCTTTTTACCAGGATTCAATAAACAAATTACTCCAACAGGTGCCGAGGGACAATGGACCGGAGGAGAAAATGTTAGATTTAGATATCAATCACCAGAAAAAATAGGTGGTTGGAATCAACTAGGAGCTGATAAATTAACAGGTGTTGCTAGAAAACAACATCATTTAGTAAGTACAGGGTCTGTTAATTATTCTGCTATTGGAACTAACAGAATTTTGTATGTTTATTCTGGTGGTATTTTTTATGATATTCATCCTATTAAATCTACATTTGCAGGAGCTACTATTACTACAACTAATGGATCTCCAACAGTTACTTTTACAATAACTTCTACATCAGGCATGTTGGCCGGTGATATTATTTTTATTAGTGGAGCAAGCACCACGGTTCCCGGAACAACTAATTTTACAGCAACAGATTTTGATAATAAAAGATTTATGATTACTACTGTTGTTAGCGGTACTCAAATTAGTGTAACTATGGGTTCTAATGAAACCGGTGCAGGTGGAACTGGAGGTAGTACAACTGTTAACTTTTATTATCCAGTAGGACCCGCAGAACAATTAGGAGCCTTTGGTTGGGGTATATCACAATTTGGTGGAACTATTTCTGGACCAACTCCTACAGGAATTGTATTAGCTGGAGCTTTAGCTAACGATACTAATGGTAATAATGGTAATGCTACAACTATTACTTTAAGTTCTATAACAGGTTTACCTAGTTCAGGAACTAATTTTATTTTAGTAGGAGCAGAAGAAATTTCTTACACTGGAATAAATGTTGCTGGCAAATTACTTACAGGAATTACAAGAGCAGCAAGAGGTTCTACAAGAGCATCACACGGTGCTACTGCATCAATTACTAATACATCATCTTTTACCGGATGGGGAACTCCTGCAGCTAACACTGACTCAGTTACTGATCCTGGTCTATGGTCTTTAGATAATTTAGGAAGTAAACTTATAGCATTAATACATAATGGAGAATGTTTTGAATGGAATGCAGACGCATTAAACGCTACAAATAATAGAGCAACTATTATTGCTAATGCACCAACAGCATCACGTGACATGTTAGTATCAACTCCTGACAGACACTTAGTATTTTTTGGTACTGAAACTACAATAGGTAGTAAAGGTACACAAGATGATATGTTTATTCGTTTCTCAGATCAAGAAAATATAAATTCATATACACCAACAGCAATCAATAGTGCGGGTTCACAAAGACTGGCTGATGGATCACGGATCATGGGGGCACAGTTAGGTAGAAATGCTTTGTATGTATGGACAGATACAGCTATGTTTACTATGAGATTTGTTGGAACTCCATTTACGTTTGCCTTTGAACAAGTAGGTACAAACTGTGGACTAATAGGACAGAATGCAGCTGTAGAAGTTGATGGTGCTGCTTACTGGATGTCAACCAATGGTTTCTTTAGGTACACTGGACGATTAGAATCTATGCAATGTTTAGTAGAAGATTTTGTTTTTGAAGATATTAATGCATCATCTAATCAATTAATTAATGCAGGTATTAATAATTTATTTGGTGAAATTAATTGGTGGTATTGTACTAATACTTCTAATGTAGTCGATAGATGTGTGACTTATAATTATTTAGATTCAACATCTGAACGTCAAATATGGACCGTTAATACTAGTGCTTTATTTAAAAGAACTACTTGGGAAGATTCTTCTGTATTTGGTTTACCTCATGGTACAGCTTACAATGCAGATGATGATCTTTCTTATGATGTAATTGGCAATACAGATGGAACAACTATATATTATGAACACGAAACTGGTAATAATCAAATAGGAGCTGCTGGCACTGTTGCTATTCCAGCAAACATTACTTCAGGTGATTTTGACATTACACAAGATCAAAGAGAAGGAATTACTTTTAGAGGAGATGGTCAATACATGATGAGAATTAGTAGATTTATTCCTGACTTTATTGAACAGGTAGGTAATACTATTGTACAATTAGATTTAAGAGATTATCCTAATGATTCTGCAGCAAGTTCATCACTAGGTCCCTTTACTATTACATCTACAACTGATAAAGTAGACACTAGAGCTAGAGCTAGAGCTGTAGCACTTACTATTTCTAATACAGGACTTAATGAAAATTGGAAGATGGGTACATTTAGATTAGATGTCCACGCAGGAGGAAGAAGATAATGGCTGTAGAAAAAAAAATTAAGTATAAAGACCAAAGATTAACTAAGGCTCAACAGAAAAAAACTAAACCTGCTAATCAAGGAGGTGGACCAAACTATCTAGGAAAAGAAAAAACAGTAACTGTTCCTAAAAAATGGTTGTCTTCACCGGATCACGTTGTAGCTGAACTTGCTTACATTACTCCAAGAGAACAAAAAATATTATTAGATGCTAACATTTATGGATCATTAAAAGGTAAACCAAACAAAGGACCAAATGGTATTATGTCATTACAAGGAGACCTTGGTGGTTACGATGCAAGTCCAGGTGGACCAGATTCTGAAAAGGGAGATGGAAAATCTGGAAATAATGATAAAGCAAGAGCTGCTAATATTATGACAGGTAAAACAAATGTTTCATCTCCTACTGGTGTTACAGAAGGATACACTGGACCTGAACCGGTGGGAAGAAACAAAGCAGGAGATTTTGTTGGACCGGGTTACAAAGGAGAGATTGGAGATTTTGATGAGAGTGGAGATTTTGTAGAAGGATTAAATTTAACTTCTACTAACAAAGGTTTTGATTGGAAAGGTGCATTGTTTAATCTTGGTCTTTTTGCAATTAACCCTGGACTAGCTGCTAAATATGGTAAAGTTAAAACAGTGTATAATACAGCAAATAAAATAGGAGAATTAGCTACTACATTTGGTCTTACTAATACAAATCCAGTAGATAATTTTACAGATAATTTTACAGATAATTTTACAGGGTTCAATACTACTTCTAAAGGACCTAAAGGTCCTCCTGATGACAGAGAAAATGGTGGTGGTGACACTCAACAAAACGCTTTGTTGTCTGAGTATTTATTATTACTTAATAAAGGTTTGTTAAGTGCTGAAGAACAAGGAAGATTTAATAATTTAAAATCAAGACTTGGTAAAGCTGAAGGTGGAATTATGAATGTTAATATGAACAGAGGTCAACTAGGAGAAAAATTATATGGCTAAAATTGTACAATCATTAACAAGAGCATCAAGAGAATATGATGAAGCAGTATCTGCTAATCAAGTTAGAGATTTAGATGCTGTTATTGAAAAATTAAACACAACGTTTCAACAAGAAATTAAACAGGAGATAGAAGCTTTTAACTTCTTTTTATTTTAATGGCTATACAGAATCAATACGAATTTTTTGGTGTAACGGGACAAGATTTAAGTACACCTCAAACTATGTTTGGTACATCAAGTGGGGTACAACTACCTTTAATTAGTGAAACTTACATTATTAAATCTTTAAGAGTAGTGTCAACTGGTACACCTATTATTACAGTTACGGATAATGGAATAACAGTCATTAA